CTTTCGAGCCTTTCGATGCGTGACTCGTGGTTCTGGAGGGATTTCGCCCAAAGAGCGTGGAAGCAGTTGTAGTTCAGCACATATCCTCCTTCCTCGCTTCCTCCGACAGCGTAGGGCATTATCTTCTGGATGTCCTGTGCCACGAAGCCGCTTGCGTGGCCCTTGCCGTGTCCCTCCTTCCAGTCCCACTCGACGGGAGTCAGGGCCTTCAGGATGCCGTTGTCATCGAAGTCCGTGATGTGTTCCTTCCATCGGAGGTCGGAACCTGCGGAGACGTTGCCTGTGGCTACGATGTCACCAGAGACGTGCAGTTTCGCACTCGGGCTTGTAGTGCCAATGCCGACATTGCCGCTTGCCGTTATATTCGTCGCCCCGCTAATCGCCCCGTTCAGTGTCAGCGAAGATGCGCGCCATGCCGTAGATGTGTTGTTGCAGTTGCCGCTATGGTAGAGGGTGTAAGAGTGTGCCCATCCCGAATCGGTGACTTCCCAAAAGGACCCGTTACGATAGATGAGATAGCCCCTGTTGGAGTTAGCACCGAGGAATGCGATGAAGCCGTAAGACGAGCCATTGCCTATCAAGAGGTTCCCCGTCATTTTGAGTTGCCCAGTGACAGTCCCACCACTCAAAGGGAGATAGGTGCTTGCCGCAGTGGATGCGAGGAGATAGCCCGCATTGGCGTGATTGCCCCATCCGTAGGCGGTGTTGCCGTTGGTGATGTATGTCTGATAGGTGCTGCTGATGCCTATCGTGCTGCCTCTCGTCCCGCTGACGGCAATGCCAGTGCCAGCCGAGTTGGTGTCGTGGGTGTCTGCGGCAGATATGGTGTTCCCGCTTATCGTGATGTTGCTCCCTGCCGTCAGTGCGTTCTGCTTGGCGTTCCATGTGTACTTCTCGCCCGTCGTGACGAGGGACACCGCAGTGCCTCCGCTTGCAGCCGCCTTGCTCTCATAGGTCGTGTCCGTCCACGGGACGTTGACATAGGCCTTCTCGCTTGACAACTGCACTGCGTAGTTCCTGTTTGCCGCACTGGTGGTGAAGCCCACCTGTATGCCGCCTCTCGTCCCGTTGGCCGCAAGGGGGAGTGAATACGAATAGGTGCAGGAGAGGACATTGCTTGCGTTGATGGACAGGTTGGTGCCGAGGGTGATTGCCCCCGTCTTGCCGCCTATGCTCGTCACTCCCGTTGCGGGGGCGTCTCCCCACACGGGGACTCCGTTGCTGCCAACCTTGAGTATCTGCCCCGTAGTGCCTATGGCGAGGGCTGAAGGGGTGTCCGTCGCAGAGGCGTAGATGATGCTTCCCTGTGCCGACAATACCGACTTGTCAATCTTCCCCGAGAGGGCGTTGGAGAGGTCGGTCTGATTGGACAGGGTTCCCGTGATGGCTCCCCATACGGCAGAGCCGCCTCCGCCACCGCCTCCTCCGTTGCCGCCAGCCGTGACGTTGCCGTAAGTCCAGAAGGAGATGGCTTGGTCGTTTACCTTCTTGATTCCGAGGGTGTGATTCACGGAGTCGTATTCGAAGAGGTCGAGGATGGCCTTATGTGCTGCGGTCAGGAGTGAGTATCCTGTCGAGTATGATATTGCTATCGTTCCGTTGTTGAGACTACCGGCCGTAAGCCCCGTTGGGACGGTGATGGCGGTAGCCGCAAGGACATCTACTGACTTGTTCGTTATCGTCAGGGCCGTGCCGTTGAGCTTGACACTCTCAAGGACATTGACCTGCGCCCCGGATGCGATTCCGTTGAGCTTGGTCTTGTCAGAAGAGGTCATGCCGCTGTTGATTGCGGACCACTGGCCGGAAGTGAATGACGAGTTGTTCAGCGTGTACTCGAAGGCCCATGCGGAGCCTGTGTACTTGTATCTCTTGTAGAGGGTGTTCCCATCTGAATCAGTAGTGTTCCAGAAGACATAATCATTGGCGTCGTGAGTCAGTCCGTTGGCCCATGCGAGGAACTGCTCCTCGGTAAGTCCAGAATCGCTCGTACCCCTAAAGGTAGCGGTGGATGTCGCTATGCTGGAGTTGACGAAGTTCTTGTCGGCAGCGGTATTGCTTGACGTGCAGTCCCCGAGCTTCGCATTGATCGCATTGTCTATGGAGTCCTGTGCCGATGCCGTGCGGTATGCGGCAAGGCTCTGGTGTGCGGTTATGACCGTTCCGAGTTGCAGCGCCCCTTCAGCATCGGGATTGATTGTCACACCGTTCATCACGGCGCTATTGACCGAGCCTATTGAAGACACATTACGGAGTGTCCAGTGTGATGCGTTGGCTTCCTTGACGAGTATCTTCGCCACGTTATACAGTGAGTCGGCATCGGAGGATACATTGTTCAGTCCTCCGAGGGTGCCGCCCCCGCCAGAGCCGCCACCGCCGGGCCCGCCGGCAACGACATTACCCCAAGCTACCAGGGTGACGTTATTGCCGTTTGCTCCGAGAGTCAGGATCCTGTCATTGGAGTTATACGAGAAGAGCGCAAGTATGTCCTTCTGCGTAGTGGTGAGATGGGAGTCTCTCCCCTCGTGTGTAGCCAAGAGAAGATCTTTAGGTATGCCGTCCACACTCAGTGGTTGTGTGTCATACGATTGCTCTCCCCACGCCACTGTGGATCCCCCGCCGCCTCCGGTACCAATAAGGTCCTGAAGGGCTTGCTTGGTGAGAGTTGAGAGGACGGCATTCCCGTGCTTCAAGACAATGCTCGTATTGGCGATTATCGCAAGGCTATCGGCGTATGCGTTAAGGTCGGACGCAACCAGGTAAGTATTACTGTCAACGCTTCCGTCCGCCTTAAGGAATTGGGAAGATGTTCCGCCGCTCTTTACGAACTGTCCGGCAGTAACCTTATTGAAAGTCACATTATCAGTGGTTCTTAACGCCTGATTAATGTAGTCTGCGAAATTGTGGTTATCCCACTTCCCTGCATTGGCGGCATAGGTCGCACTATCGGCGTTTGACACGGTGCCATAGATGTGGCCCTGAACCGTTAGGTTGTAATTAATAGTGAGGGACCCAGGAATGGTCTGGCCTGTGATGGCGGGCGTCTGCGGATCCCCAGTGTCTCCCCAGTTACGGCCCCACTTATTCCATACGGTAATTTCCTCTTCCTCCCCGAGGTGTATATAATCTCCCTCGTAGCCTCCTTCGGGATATGCCACCCAGACATCGTCCAGATCATCAAAGGCTCCGAGATAATTGATTCTATATTGTGAAGGAGATAACTCAAGCTGGGCTATGGTGATGGTTTCATTATCACTCTCTTCCCATTGGCGGGTAAGCGTATCCCAGGAATATATAGTGTCATCAACGACTACATACTCACCCGTGCTGCCTCCCTCGGGGTAAAAAGCCCATACGTCGGCAATAGATGCGAATGTACCGAGATAGTTGATATCAATTGAGTTTGCTGCAGCCATAGTAAGGTCTGCAACTGCGATGGGGACCACATCCTCGTCCGGGGTAATAACCCATTGGCGTTGATATATATCCCATGAATACTGGTTGCCAGCGATGGCGATAAAGTCCCCCTCCTGCCCTCCGTTGGGCATGGAGAGCCAAGCGCTCGCGAGGGTTTCGTATGCGCCCCTATAATTTATGTTCCTTGCGGATTCGGGCTCGGATTCTTCATCTTCTTCAGCATCGGGGGCGATTGTAGGCTCTTCCTGGTCATCGTCCTCGATCACGGGTTCATCACCCGTAGTTGTGGTGACCGCCCAGGTGCGCTGGTATTTATTCCACCCATAATATGTCGATCCTATGAGAGCGTAATCCCCCTCATGGCCACCCTCTGGATATGCTGCCCAGAGATCGGAGACCGAGTCGAATGTGCCGAGGTAGTTGACATTCTGCATAGACTATAATGTCATGAGGTTGGCTGACTGCTGATCGAGGGCGGCTGCAAGGTCATTTCGCTGAATAGACTGTGCGACCATAGCCGCGGCCTTATATACGATAGCATCCTTAAGGGGTGTGCAAAGACTGATGCTGCCACTTGTAATCACTGGCTTCTGCACATATGCCATCATGCTAACGCTTGCATCGGAATCCGCCGCACAGGAATAGAACTCCAGCTTAAGGTACTGCCCGGAAGCATTGCTACCCTTGCTCACGACCGCTACAACAGGTTTCTGGGGATTGCCCCTGACGCCACCAAATCGGCTACGCTGCATTGCATAGAGGGGATCCGCCGGAGTGATGGCATTGTACACGGGATGGTCCCAGTCGCTCATCTTAAAGACTACAAGCCGCAGAAAGTCGGCCGGGAGATCTATCGAGCCCGGGCCATAACCGGCCTGGCTTTCCCAGGTCACGGTAGGACTGGAAATGGGAGTTCCCCCGTCAAGCAACTCAACGGGGGCTGATAACTCCACTCGTCTTGCGGCATCCACTATCTTGCTCTCAATGATAGCATCGAGCGACAAGGTGTTGATGTCGCCGATTCCGGCAAGAGCAGTATCAACCATATTCTGGTCGAGCGCAATGCGAATGTCTTGTTTGAGAGATGCGATAGTATAGGATGTCATGGTATATGGTTTTAGATTCCTACGAATTCAATGTTGTTTGCCGCTGCGGCGGCTTTGATTGCAGCCTCGCTACGGAGCTTGCTGCGGGATACGTCAAAGTTGTTTGCAAGAAATTCCTTGGCGTCCGGGAGGCTAGCGACAGTAACCTGCCGAATGGAAGGCTTTGCGGCAATAGGAGCGGTTTTGTTCTCAACCTCTTTCTTGATCTCTGGCTCGGGTTCACCAATCACTGACTCCAGTTTGAACAGCCTACCGAACTTTGAGTGATTCTCCAGTGCGGCCTGTTCTTCCTCGTTGGAGGTGTAGTAGACGCTTCCGCCGCCAGTAAGCTGGTTGAATGAAACGCGTTTTGTTCCGCCGTTCTCAAAATTTACAGTCAGCGACACATGGGTCTTCGCTTTGTATTTCTTAGTCATATGCATAAAAAAATGCAGGACGGGCAGTGCGGCCCGCCCTGCGGTTTAACTATTCCCTATCGGTTAAGGATTATTCTGCTGATACGGTCACCGTGCAAGTAGCGGAGTGGCCATTTGCGGTTGCGGTGATGGTTGCTGAACCAGCGGCAACACCGACTACCTTACCAGAAGCATCAACAGTTGCCTTGGTAGCATCAGATGTGGTCCAAGCGATAGCTGAGCCGGAATCTGAAGGAGTCAGAGTTGCAACGAGGGTCTCGTTTGCGCCTGCAACGATGGTAGTGGTACTCTTATTGAGAGAGATTGCGGTTGCGGCGGGAGCGGGAGCAAGACGCATGCGGGCGTGTGCCTTAGCATAGCGCAGATAGAGGCAAGAGACTTCCTGGATGACAACGGCGTCGGTATTGCGAACACCGGCCTTCTTGAGGTCGAGGATGTTGCGCGACCAAGAAACGTGGGTCTTCTTTGCGAGGAACTCGGGATCAAGGGCGAAGCCAGCCTGGCTCATACCGTTGAGGTCAAAGAGCTCATGGTGGATGGTAAGAACCTCACCGAAATCGGTATCCCAGCTCTTGAACTTGAGGTCCCAGACCTCGACAGTATCTTTAAGACGGAACTTGTCGCTCTGGATCTTGGAGAATGCAGAAAGCATCTCTGAACCGCAAAGGAGGATCTTGCGCTTGTTGCCGATGCCGGTACCAACGAAGAGGTCCTTGGTGATGTCAACGAGATCGTCATCAGAGATGACTGCGCAATGCTTGGTAGAATCCCAGTGACCAACCTCGATATCCTTGCCAGCCATGTACCAGATACCTCCGGTGAACCAGGTTGCCATGCCGTTCTTGGTGGTGTGATAGATCTTGTTCTTGACACCGAAGAGATAGGTGTTCTCCTGGGAGAGCCTCATGTCGTAGATGCCGTCTTCCTCAAGGTCGGTGAAGGTCCAGTCGACCTGCTTTGCAGCGATCTTGTCGAAGGTGGACTGCTCGATCTGAATCATGAAATTCTGGCAATACTGAATCTCAGCGGTAGGGATGTTGTTGAAGCGTCCGGTCTGAACATCAAGCTCACCACAAGCCTTACCCATGCGGACAATCTTTGAGCCGAGGGGGATGGCGGGAACGTAGACGGGCTTGTTGTTGCTATCGAGCTTACCATTGACTGCATAGACAGTAGGCATTGAGGTGCTGGAGTCGCGGCCGCATACGCAGAGTACGAGGTCGGGGCAGTTCTCATCGTCACGGTCATAAGCGGTACCAGCCTCATTGTAGAAGCCCTTAAGGCCAACAACGCGGAGGGTGTCGTCAAGGGTGAGCATGTTGACATCGTCAACCTTCAGCACGACTGATGCTCCGGATGCCTGATCAACGGTAGCCTCGGTGGTGGTGCAGTAGATAGGACGAGTGCCTACGCTGTAGTATTTGACCTCAAATGAATCGCTCTTCTGCGCTTTTGCATAACGAGAGATCTGGTCAATAGGGGTAGCCATAGGACGAATCTTCGTAATCTTCGAATCAATGTCCTTGGTGTAGAATTCCGGATCACCGATATTGCGACCCTCGGACTCCGTGGCCATACCGCCAGGGATTTCGCCAGGGTTACCAGCTTCGGTCTTTCCGGCATCGGGCAGGACGCTTGCGTCTGCCATCATCACTCCTGTCGTAGCACCCAATGCGAGGGAAAGAACTGACAGGATGAGCGAGAGGAACATTCCTCCAAAAACTTTAAGTTTGCTCATAATGTTGAATTTTTGTGAATATGAAGTGAAATGAATTCCTAATACTTGGTACGTTTCTCGTTACCTCTCTGCCAGATGTTGCGGTTGTCACCCATGCCATCGAGTGCCCCGAGAGGTTTACGAGGTGCCTTGTCGGCCTGCATCCCAGTCTCACCTCCGAGGGGCGCATGGCCATCACCCTTCATGGGCTTGGCAAGCTTCTCTTCTATCTTCTCATTGCGACCACGGACAACGCCCTCTTCATTTGCGTTTGCAACCGCGGAGTCGAAGTTCTTCGCCTTGCGGATCATATCAAATCCCTCCTTGGTGAACTTGCCCTGGAGCGCGTCAGTTGCGAGTGTGATATAATCCTTCATGATCTCGTCAATCTGGTCGTCGTCCATACCCTGTGATGCAAACTCGTCAAGCATGGCAATTGACCGCTTGAGGTTGTCGTTGTACTGGGCCTCGAGCTCTTTCTCTTTTGCTACCCTTGCAGCGAATTCCTTATTGGCGGCTGCAACCTCCTCCTGCCGAGCGGGGTCCTTTATGATTTCCATCACATCATCACCATACTCACGGACGAGAGCGATGGCGGGGTCTTCACCATCCTTCCATCTCATCAGATAGTTGGCTGAACGAGGGTCCTTGGCGAAGAGATCGGAGAAAGCGGACTCGCGTTTCTTGTAGTCCTCATTAGCGGCAGTCAAGTCACCGACTTTCTTGTCGTATTCATCATAGTCGTCGTTGATCTGGCCGAAATATGCCTCGTCATTTTCGTACTGTTTATCGGGGTACTTGTTGCGGATGCGGTTAATGACCGCGTCTTTCTTGGCCATTGCGGCCGGAACTCCAGTATTTTCCATACTAAAAGGCTAATTTTTTGTTACTTAATCGCAAATATATTATGGGTATTTCCCAAACTCTTTTATTTGTTAACAAACATTTGTTAATTTTACCACCATAGGCTAGTGCATGAAGAACGTAGGCAGTTACTTTGAGTATGAGGAGGCCCGCAACAGAGACCTGATGCGAGCTTACCGCGAACAACTCGCCTCTGCAAAGAATGCTAGTATGTCTAAGGTATACGAAGCCACGGTCAATATGCCGTCAGAGCGGTTCTGGGTGAGCGAAGAACGGGCCGCTATTGTGATTAGCAACATGATGAGAGGAGACCGACTTGATGCCATGAGGCCGACAAAAAAGGCGATGTTCTATGAGATTTTTGATAGGGTTAAGGCGGCGCGGTTGGAGAATCCCAAAGAGACTATATATAATCTCACATTCGATGTCGTGAACAGCCCGGCACCTAGATTCTACCTCACCCCGGGTTCGGCAAAGGTTATCATCAATAAAATAAAGAAACAGTGGTACGAACAAAGGAAGCGCAAATATCGACACTTGTTTATGTAGTAATAGCAGCGTGTTTGCTTTTCATTCGCATTCCAAACGAAACTATTGGTATCGCAAAGGGGTGCGCATGGTGGTGCCGTTTCTCATACCAGTTCTTTCACGCGAGCTGGATACACCTTGCGGCAAACTGTTGGGCGCTGCTATGCCTTGTCTTCTACTACGGATGTGATATGAAGTCCCTCGCAGCGGCATTCATCATCTCCGCATCCGTCCCCATCGGAATATTTCCAATAAGCGAGGGGGTTGTCACCGTAGGCGTAAGCGGCGTTGTATTCGCTCTGATGGGAATGATATCCACAAAGGTTCAGAGAAAATTATATTATCAGGGCTGGGTCTTGGGTTTCATTGTACTTGGATTCTTCTTCAAGTCTTGTAACTCCTGGTTACATCTGTACTGCTATGCATTGGGGGCCCTTCTTGCTCTCGTCAACTCTAGGAGGCCATGCTAGATTACGGAGACAACATAGATAAGGCTGTCGGTGAGATTCTGAAGGAGAACTCTAGGAAGCTCTCTATCTTCTCCGCGTATAGCAATCCTATCACCGGAGAGAACTCCACGCTCCCGGAAGACCGCGTCCTTCTTGAGATAGCCGACTATCCGCTGCCAAAGCAATGGGTAACGAGGGAGATGTTATCAATCCCTTTGATTCAACGCATAAAGAAGTGCGGCAGTATTTCTGCGTTCATCGGGAAATATAAACTGGAGGACACGCAGGAGAAATGGAATGCCGTCTGTCAGATGGTTACCCGATTGAGAATGAAGACGGATTTTGCCTTCACTGCAGCATCGCTATATTATATCAAGGCGAAAGGCGGCGGCGACGATGTACTTTTCCGCCTGTGGTATCCCCAACGGATTCTTATCGGCAGGTACGAAAGGCGAAGACTCCGGGGAGAGGCAATCCGTCTTATACTACTGAAAGCCCGCCAGTGGGGCGGCTCCACCTCTACGCAGCTCTACATGTCATGGCTGCAGATATTCCACAAGAAAGGCCTCAACAGTCTGATTGTCGCTCATCAGGGAACGGCTTCCGATGAAATCCTTGATATGTTCGTGAGGATGATCAACAATTTCCCCATTGAGTTTCTGCACGAAATGGGAGAGAGCTGGACTGACGAGGAATCCAAATGGGTTGGAGTCGGAAAGTCTGGTAACATCCACAGGATTCCCCAGCGCAACTGCAAGATAAAGATAGGCACGGCCGAGCGTCCTGACTCCGCTCGAGGCGGTGACTATAACCTCGTTCACTGCTCCGAGGTGGCAATATGGAAGAAGACCGAGGGAAAGACTCCTCAGAAAATTGTCAAGGCGGCTTGCTCCGGAGTTCTGCTCCGCCCCTACACAATGATCGTTTATGAATCAACGGCAAACGGTACGGGCAACTTCTTCCAGACGGAGTACGATGATGCCAAGAACGGGCGGTCTTCATTTGAAAACCTCTTCATCGCATGGTGGCAGATACCGGAGCTCTACACAATGGACATAGATAATGAGGCCGACTTCGCCTATTGGCTGTATACCAACCGCAATAATGCTTCGGTTGGCAATAGGAGGGAGGTATCCGGACAATACCTCTGGTACCTATGGAATCTCGGTGCCTCTCTCCAGGCAATCAAGTGGTATGTTGAGGAGAGGAAGGGCCACGACTCCGATGAGGACATGGCTAGCGAATATCCGTCCGATGATGTGGAAGCGTTTGTCCATAGCGGTGCAAGAGTCTTCGACAAGTATAAAGTCGAGCTCTTACGGCCCACTTGCAAACCTCCGGCATGGGTTGGCGATGTATATGGTGACGGGGACGAGGGTGCCGCATGTATGCAGAACCTCCGATTCCGGGAGGACCATCAGGGGTTATTCTGGATGTGGGAAAAACCGGAGATCGACCCCGAGGAGAAGATTATTGATAGGTATCTTGTTACGGTGGATATCGGAGGTCGCAGCAAGAAGGCCGACTGGTCGGTCATCACCGTCTTCGATAGGCTCTTCCAGATGGATGGAGGCAAGCCCTCCGTGGTAGCTCAGTGGTATGGACATATAGATATGGACCTCCTGGCGTGGAAGTCGGCGCAGATTGCGAAGTATTATGACGACGCCCTCCTGGTAATCGAGTCTAATACACTTGAGACCCATGATAAGGAGAGAGACGTTGACGGAGACCAGAGCGGATACATTCTCAATTTGGTCAAGGGGGTGTACGACAATCTATATGAGCGAGCCAGAAGCGACGAGGAGATAGCGGAGGGGGCCCCCAATAAATATGGATTCCATACCAATGTGGCAACCAAGCCGAAGATAATCTCTAATCTCGTCAAGGTCGTGCGCGAGCAGCTCTATGTCGAAAGGGACGAGAGGTGTTTGAGTGAATACCTCACATATGAAAAGAAGCAAAACGGATCTTATGGGGCCATCATTGGAATGCACGACGACTTACTGATGTCCAGGGGCATCGGCCTGCTCATAGCATACACAGAGATGGATGTGCCAAGAGTCGTGCCGAGGAGGCATGAAAAGAAGATAATCCGCAAGGAAACATTGACCGAGGCAAATATTTAATCATAATAATATGGCAGAAGAGTTCAAATCATTTTTCAAGAGAGTAACCGGCAACGAGGGCGATAGGTGCCACTATAGCACACGCCTTGATACTTATGGCTGCGGTTGTCAGCACAATTGCCAATACTGCTACGCAAGGTCGCTGTTGGATTTCCGTAAATTGTGGAATCCGGCTTACCCCTCGATTGCGAACATCAACAGGATAAGGCACACCATAAGGACCAAGCTGAAGCCGGGTGAAATAGTCCGTCTAGGAGGAATGACTGACTGCTTTCAGCCGCTGGAGGCGGAGAATCGTATAACCTATCAGACCATCAAGGCCCTTAATGAAATGGGGGCGGGATATCTAATAGTTACGAAAAGCGCCCTAGTTGCCGCCGACGATTATATGGCCATCTATGATAAAGACCTATGCCACATCCAAGTTAGCATCACCAGCACCAATGCAGCTTTGAGCAAGAAGATAGAGCCGGGTGCCTCCCTTCCCGAAGAAAGGATTGCAGCCGTGGAGAAGCTGCAGAGAGAGGGCTTTGACGTTCAGGTAAGGTTATCACCCTATGTCCCGGAGTTTGTGGATATCGAAAGGATTAACGCTATAGAATGCGACAAGATTCTTGTGGAGTTCCTACGCGTGAACACCTGGATAAAACGATGGCTATCCAATATTGATTGGGGCGGCGACTTCGACGAATACTGTGAGTTCAGTGCGGGATACAATCATCTTCCTCTTGAAACTAAAGTGATATTACTGAAAAGAATTAACGGATTTAAGTCCATGTCGGTATGCGAGGATGTCGAGCCCCACTGGAACTATTGGAACAGGAATATTAATGCAAACCAAAACGACTGCTGCAACTTAAGAAAATAAGACATATGAAGGTAAAAATCATGAAGCAATCTCCGCAGGCGGTGATTCCCGCCTATGCGCACGATACCGATGCCGGGATGGACCTGGTGGCTATCGGCAAGGAATATGACTCCTACGGCAATGTAGTGTATCACACGGGACTGGCATTTGAAATCCCTAAGGGTTATGTGGGTCTAATATTCCCCAGGAGCAGCAACTGTAAAAAGGACATAGCCCTGACCAATAGTGTTGGCGTGATTGACAGCGGCTATAGGGGTGAGGTAACCGCCAAGTTTCGCAGATATGACAAGTGCGGTCTCGCCGAAGTGTACGCAATAGGCGAAAGGGTCGCTCAATTAATCATAATGCCATACCCACGGATTGAATTCGAGGAGGTCTCCGAATTGTCCGATTCCGACAGGGGTATAGGAGGATACGGATCAACAGGTAAATAATATGAATAAGTTTCAATCATTTAGAGCCTATCTGATATACCGCCAGGCGGTTATCAAGGCGGATGCCGCCCACAAGAAGACGGGGCAGAGATATTATGTACTCCCATGCGCATCAAGTAAAATCCTCCTAGTCGTTGCAGATAGGAAGAATTTTCGCCTACTCCAGCGAAAGCATTACATCAACGACCAGTGGAACCTCGATGACGTCAAGGCGAGATCTTTCTATTACACCGCCGATAAAGGAGGTAACGGGGCACCAACCGATGAGATTCTGAAGAACCGTCAGTTTATATATCAATATTGGTTCGACGTGCGCCTCCAGGAGAAGAGGACATCTCGCCAGTCGAAGAGAAGGGCCATATGGGATAGGCTTGCGGGAGTATTCAAGTAATGGGGCACTACCGTATTTTCGAGGGTTATCGCATCAGGATAAAACCGATTCACGCGGAGGGGCAATTCGGAGTCAGGCAGATTGCAAGCGATGAACCTTGCCCTATGATATTATTAGATATCTACGACATTCCACTTGATCTCACCCCAGAGGAGTATATTTCCTCCATAGTTCGGCAAGGGGTAATAGAATAAGAAAGGGAGCAAACATTTGCTCCCTTTTATTATGCTTGAGGTTTTGTAAGCATCCCGTATGCCTTGTTGACCGCCCCCATGTCTGCGCTCCCCTGGACTTGCTGCATCAAATCCTGTGGTAGAGGTTGGGGCATCTGACCCTGTTCGGCCGCTTGCTGCTGGCTGCGCAGACTCTGAAGCAATCTATCCTTATATGGGAAATTGCCGTTCTCGAGTATCGTCTCAAGAGGCACCTGCCCGCTTTGGAAGAGTGAGAGTAGGAACTGGTCGGCCTTCTCCCTATATGCAGGAGATGCGAAGTTCTCGTCCACGGAGAGGTCGACCTCTACATCCCCCATCGTGGCGGGGTCATACATTGCGCTCTTGCGCCCGGCAACCCGTACTGTCATCTTGCTATCATAGAACTGCTGCATATTGTTGACATCCTTGGTGGCACAAGCCACGACAAATGTGCTATATGAGTTCAGGACATCAAGCAGGGATGTTGCGGCGTTCTGTGCCTGTTGGGCATAGAGAGTGCCCGATGTTCCGGCCGTGCTAGATTTACCCTGGAGCGCACCGTTGATGCCGATATCTTCGAAGAACTTGAGCTCAATGTTGAGCAGTTCCGCGATGCCGATATTGGTGGCATTGTTGGCGATCTGCTGTGGCATTACGCCGTTACGAAGTTTGCTGGAGTTGATTGCAATGACTCCGTTGAATCGGTGCCACTCATCCGCTACATCTTCCAGGGACATACCCTCGGGTAGGGCCTCTTCCGGGAAGAGAAGCACACCCTTTGCCGATGCTCTCATGATGAAGTCGTACATCATGATAAGGCGGTTGATATATCTCTGCTGGTCGATCAAGTCTGATACCATCGAATGGATCTCGCCATCGATGTAGGGATACGCCTTGAAGACAAAAGGATGACTCTTGTGCTTGTACTCCGTCTCGCCCTCCTCGAGGATATCCCCGAAGGGTGAAAGGTAATAACAGTACCAGTATTCATCCATAAACCATTCATAGGTAATGGTAGGGATATTGTCTTCCGCCATACCAAGTGAGAGGCCCGTGGCTATGCGCCCGGAATTCACTTCGAGTACCATGCTCTGGAGGTCCTTCTCGTCTATCTTGAACATAGTGCCCCGATTGCGGTCGTGGCAACGATACCTGGGTTTGCTTTCCTTCCGCCACACTTCAATAACTCGGCATCTTGACGGGTCTTCGGTAAGAAGGAAATCGGTTGAGTAATTTCTGCTATAGCCGAATTCGGCAAAGTATGCGTTGACATAGGACTTGTTGCGTCCGTGGGCTGACGAGTAAATATCTGCAAGCCTTGCAACATCCTTGGGGCCGTGAGCAAATCTACCTATCAGAGCATTCCAGTCAACGTCGTGGATCTGACCGACAATCGTGCAATCCCATCCTCGAATATCTCTGGAATAGGTATCTATGAAGAACTTCTCCAGGGGAACAACAGTCGTCCAGCAGTCGTACTTATTCAGCTCGGGATTCCATCCGTACCACTTGCGATGGGCTATGAGTCCGGAGATGAGGAACTCTTCGAAGCTGCGTGCATAGACCTCGTTCATCTGATTGAGATCCATGTTGTATTGCAGCAATGTGGACATTGTCTCTCCGTAAGCTTGCTCCTCGGGGTCTCGCGCGGTGCATGTTGGTGTCTTATCCTGCGACTCATACACGCCGACTACGTTACGCCCAAATCTGCGAATGAGGTTGTTCTTCAGAGGAATATTCCCCTGCTCGCGGATGTAATCCTCCTCCATGACGATTTCACCCTCATCATTTTTGATGAAGTCTTTCCACTGGTCGCCGAAATAATATCGCTTGTTTCGTCTGCGCTCCTTACGGAATCGGTCCATATTATTCCAGTGGGCCATAGCCTCATAGAGGATATCAAATCCCCTTCTGCGGTCAAACTGCTTGGCCTCCTTGACGGAGTCAAGTTCAACTTTAGGCTTGCCGCCAACCTTGCGTAGATCTCTTATTTTCTCTGCTGCCATAATCTGTTGATTGAAAGGGATATCCCCTTGTCGCAAATTTATCTTGACAAGGGGCCTATCCTTTTTTATTCATTACCTTTCATTTTTGATATCATCTCTTTCTTCAGGTCCGCTATCTGTTTGTCGACCTCTTCGACCATATCCTGCGGGAGATTCTTTTTCTTGGTATTCAACATGTCAATAGCATTGACATACGGTTTCATCTTCATATATCTCGCGTAGTCCTCGGTATTTGTATACTCGTCAATCTTCTTGGCGTATTCATCCCAGTATATCCCGCCCTCTCGCTTCAGCTGATTGACGTAGCCGTTGTACTTATGCTGCGCCTCCTTGTACTCGTCTAGCAGATTATAATATTCTCTATTAGTTTGAGAACCGGTATTACGCTCGTCGGGTACCTGCACAAAGCTGCTCGCTATCGGTACATTCCTCATATTCCAGTCCTCATTTCCAGCGAGCATCATTATGGATTTTGCGGACTTATTGAGTGTCTTTCCAAGGCCTCCGAGGTATCCCTCAAAGAGATGCTCGATGATTGCCGGATTAAGGTCGACATTGCCCTTTACAACATTGTCTCCGCCTGTCATGTTCGACAGCCATTTCGTGCCGTTGACGAGCACCGAAGAGGTTCCCTTGTAAGCCTTGGTCCAATCGGGATTCTCTTTATTGAACTCGTTTTTCTTATAGATGGGTACTCCGAAGAAGTCCTTATTGGCAATAAGCTGGGCTACCGGCTGCAGGGCGGTAGGGGTAAAGTTGATTGCCATATTTCCTCCGTTGCCGGTTAAGTCAATCGGCATTATACCGGAGAGCCCTTCGGCACCCTTGGCAATACCGTCATTGATATTCTCCTTCTCGAAGGCGACGCTTGCGGCTATCTCTCCTATTCCGAAGAGCGGGCGAAGCTCTTGCGGCAGTGGGATATTGATATACATATTCGTGAACGGCACCCAGAAAATAAGATTGTTCCTTCGAACCCATTCCGGAAGATCCCAATAGCTCTTGTCGTCATCATCGTCTCCGTGGCCGAGCGCCTCCTGGAGAGCCGCAATCAGCATCGGCTGCAGCATTCCTCCGGCAAGGTATGTTCCGAATATCGCACCCATCTTTCCAGGGTGAGATTTGATAAGTCTTCCCAGGTTTGCCGCCGACTGGACGCAAGCATTGAAGAAGATGTAAGCGAAATTCATCTGCTGGGCAAGGTATCCGCCGCTGCCCTTCTTATTGAAGTTAACAGTGACCTCCTTTGCGTCGTATACTGATCTAGCCACGCTGCGCCCCATCGTCCTTGATGTCATATAGACCGCGAAGCGGGTCACATCCTCGGCACTTCTATTCAAGAATTCGACTCCATCCCATATGCCGTCCCAGGCCTTTTTAGGTAACTGCCCGGCCGCTCCGTTTCGGATTTCCTTCTCGAGCCTCTTCAGTTTCTTCTTATAAGAATCGACTGTTACAATGTTGGTATATCCGGTCTCGCCTCCGTTCTTGACAAATTCATGGAAATACCTCTCGATGTGAAGGGACTCGTCTAGCGTGCCGTTGTTGAGCTTGCGGACAAGTCCAGTCATCTTCTTGAGGTTTCTGGCATAATTCCTTACATACAGCGCGGTATAAGAACCGCTTTCTTTTGCGAATACCGAACTAGCGGCAAACAAGCTATCCCTCGACAGGTTGGCGAAGATGAAAGCAGGGTTTTTGCTAGTGAAAGCTTGCGCCATAAGGTTCTTTATGTTCTGAAGGCCCTGCTTTATAACCGAAGGATCATTACTAGGGTTTGTCAACCCGTTTACTGCCTGTGCGGCACGAGGGTTCCCGTTCACATATATGACATATTCCTTTCCAGCCCTACGGACCCTTACCTCGTGCTCCTTCTTCTCGAATCCCGTCGCATGCTTCGATAATGTTAGACCGTTGCGCTGGCGCTTTGCGTTTCCATCCGCCTCAGCTTGTTTCATTCGGCTTTCGAACTCATCGATTATCCTGGTGATCTCCTCCCCGGTTGCATCCTCCGGAATGTCCGGGCTCACTCCTTCCCATTCCCCTGTGGCGGCGTTCTTGGTATACCACTGCTCGCTCACTCGGAGGAGTTTGGTGGGATGATTCTCGGCAAGATTGAGCAGCTTCTGCTTCATGAGGTTCCTGTTAGCCAGGGCTATAGCGTCGTATGCCATCTTGTTGATGGTCGCGATTGGATCATCGGATACTGAAGTTCTACCTTCCGCTGTCTTGATCGTCTTCTCACGAAGGGGACCATCTCCGCCAAGATAGTTGTATTCATGCGAAGCCACGTCACTATCCCAGCCACGGAGAGGTATATAGTATTTGAACATACCGCGAAGATTCTCATACGCCTCTTTATCCATCAGGCCCGCCTCGTAGTTTATCTCGAGGGTTCTCTTCGTTGCGGCATTGATGGCACGCCAAAGCCTAGCAGCGCCCTCCGGGTTTGTGCCTTCAAATATCCCCACTATCCGGCGCGCCCTTTCGGTGTAGTCATCCTTACTGCCGGTCAGGTCGGTAAGACCCGAGTAGTCCCTATGGGTATTTAGAATCTTCTGCTCGTATTCGTATATCAGCTCGTCATGCCTCTGCTGATAACCATCGGCGGTCTCGTCCAACTGGCTGAGCTTCTCGCCAAGCTCCTTGCGGAGTTTTGCCTCTTCTCTCTGTTGGAAGATCTCGTTTCTCTCAAGGCCATGCTTTGCAATTAGATACTCGACAATATCCTTCTGAGTGCGCCCCACCCTATACAGGTCTTTGAGGGCGTCCAGTATGCGAGTCATATAGTTAGCCTGGAACTCATCGGCACCAGCCTGATTCTTTGAGGACATCGCATTCTCGGCAATATAGGCATTCTCGAAATCTTTGATAGGTTTGCCGGTCTCGTCTGCAATTGCATTCTGCAGTTCCTTAAGGGCCTTCATAGAGTCAAGATATGCCTCGTTCATTCGCCAAAATAGATTCGCCGTGGCCTTCTTCTCCCCCTTCTTATTAATCACCCTCACAGCCTCGTTGTATCTGTCAGCGGCCTGTCCAACGGACTTGGAGAACATGGTATTATCTTCGCCGAGTAGTTCTTTGATAACGCCATCTCCGTTGCCCGTGAGTTTTATGATAGGGTCGATAAAGTTCAATTCTCCGTCCTCATCTATCAAGACATTCTCGCCAAAGGCATCTATGACCGAGACGAAATTGTTGCCATATTGCTCGCGCCCCTCATCTCTCAGGCCGAGATTATTCTCGAGGAAATCAACTACATCATTTTGGTCAGCCTCCTCAATAGATTTGATAAACGGCTGCTCCAGGACGAATCGCATGTCTCCCTTATAATCCTCGGTGATTCCGAGGAATTTGTATGGAGTATTGGGGAATAGGATGTTATGTACAACATGTTCGATAATCGCATCTATAGGTTCATTACCCTTGATAGCGGATGCAGCAAACGGGTCCTTGAGTTTGACTACGCGGTTTCCGTCCTTCATTACAAGGCTTTCCATGGTCTTTCCCTTGAAAGGTAAGCCCATCTCCTCCGCCTTGTCCCAGGCGATATATTGTCCAGCTTCCTTGGCCCTGTTTACGAGAGTTTCCGAGACGAAGCGCTCTTTTTCGATTTGCGAGTCAAGTAAAGAATATTCAGAGGATCTAGCGGCCAACCCGTCTCGATAGCCTTGAATATCCCCAAGGTCACGTCTGATCGCCAGCTTTCTGGCAGGGTCTCCAGCCACTGCTGAGCGGATAATCCCTTCGGATCGTCCATCTGAATTTTGTTGAGATCTTTTTCCATTGTTTCCAAAGATACTAAATTTACTGAATTGAACACCATCATTTTTAAAATCTCCCACCTCGAGATTCTTTTGCATAACAATATCCTCCGCTACTCCGAATGCACCCTTCTCTCGGTTGCCCTTCCGCCACATAAGGTATCTTGCCTCCTCGTCAGTCAGAGGTTTGTCATAGAGTTCGCGAACCTTGTCATATATCTTCCTGTCAGATTCCGAAGGTTCCCAAACATCTGCAAGGCTTGCAAGGTATTCCTTGGACGCCTTGAGGAAGTCCCAGTCCATACCCTTGGCAAGATTGATTATGCTCTTTCGCGCATCTTCATCCGTAAAGAAGACGTCCCCTGCAAACTTGTCATACGCCTCCGAATTGACCTTGTCGGAAAGTTTGCGGAGGCCATCGGAGGAGAGTTTACTGAACTGGACATTGGGTCTAGGCGCTCCTTTCATCTTGGCAGAACCAGCACCTTCTGAGATGGGAGCGCCAATCTTGTCAAGCTCTGCAAGCACACCGGGAGTAACAAGGTTCCAGGGCATAGAAGTATTGGCTTCCTTAAGTTTCGTGGCAATGAACTTCGCCACCTCCTCATTGGACGCAATACCAATCGGCTTACGCCATCTGGTCAGAGCAACACTCCTCTGCTTGTCTGCGGGGAGCTTCGCATTGATGGTGCCGGAATGCCAGGGAAGGACTCCAACATGATTCTTTGCGCCCTCCGCGTGGTATGCCTCACCTTCGGGGTAGAGCTCACTCTTCGGAACGAGGAATTTTACTACTACCGTATTAGGCTTGTTGTACGCACCTGTGAACTGGTCGTTCATAAGAGAGTTGCTGACGTGGAAGTAAGGGTTATAGTTTACTCCGCCGACAACATCATTGTCAACATCCTTAAGGTCGTACTTGCCGCTCTTGAGCCCTTCAAGATCCTCCTCGGACTGCTCCCACTGGTCTATGGAAGAGGCCTCGCGCAGCTGGCCCTTGGAATCCTTTGCAGACTTTACCGGGGCGAACTTCCACTTGCTCTTATCTGTCTCCTCGGGATTCAGCCATGTCATTGAGCCATACCATTCCTCTACAGGCTCAGAATCAAGCTTCTTGATGAGGTCGGGATCGGTGACCTTGCTGTACAGCACTATCTGCTCTTCCCTAGGGACATCCTCGGTTTCCATTGCCAAGGAATTGCGACGCTCCTGGTCGGTCATGAAGAGCCTTGCCTCTACATTTCTTGACTCCACCTCATTGGCGGACTTGAAGTAGTTCTTTGTAGCATATGCCCTTGCGCTCTTAATGCCATTCTTGGCTGAGCGAACAAGGATTGAGTATTCATCTTGCGACATTCCCTCAAGGGCCTGGATAAGAGATGGGACGCGGGCCTTAAGGTCTCCGTTGAATCTCGGGCTATCACGGCGTATCATATCCGCCAGGCGTGCGGGGTTTTGTGCAAGCATCCTATTTAAGGGGTTGCTACCGAACAACTGCGCGAATGTATAGGCATTCTCGTTGTTCTTTACCGCCTTCATGAGGTCTTCTGAGGTGATATTGGACGTACTTCTAGAAGCAAATCCTTCTATCTTCTGGATGGCGTGCTGCAGTTCATGATGCAATGTGCGCACGGACTCAACACTGAATATCGCATATTTGCCATCCTTCTTCGGAAGATGGGCAGCATTGAGCTCTATTGCACCGGAACCATACTGGCCATATGTATCATTCGGCAACTTCACTGCCGATACCTCGATGTCACGGAGCTGGGGATACGCACGGAATATCTCGCCATCAGAGATGATGTCGCCAAGTTTCTTGCTTTCGTTAAGATCGAATGATGCCGCGCTTACACTCTTGAAATGAGGGGTTGATATCTCATATCTCCAGAGTTTGTCAACGCCCCTCTCCCATCCGGTAGCAAGCTTGATAGCCTTGGCGTCTTTGCCCTCTTCCTCCATCTTCTTTGCAACCTCAAGATCATCCATCTTACGCCCATCCTCGCCGAGGCCAAAGAGGGCCTCGTCAATGCCTCTTGCGCCCTTCTCGCCAATGAAGGAGAAGCGGATATCATTGCCCTCCGGATTAAACCTCTCGGAAAGAGGAATAACTTCACCTTTGCCGTTGTAGGTTGCGGGATCGGCAGATTTGATTTGGTTTGAATAACGCGGGATTGCGCTGAAAACCTGTCTCCCCCTTGGTATGTCTGACAACGCATTCGCAAGAGCTTCCTCGTAGTTATTGGGATGGAGCATTTTTATTCTCCTCTTTGCAAATTCACCGAGAGCGGGTTCCTCTGGATAATCCGCATATGAAATGAATCCATCATGCTCTCCCCATGTCTCCGGGGAATTGATATCAAATCCTTCAGGAAGTGGCGGGAATTCCCCTTCAACTTCGGAGACCCGAATAGGATTTTTTATGTTTAAGAATGCCCCTACCGGTTTGCCAAACCCCTTTGCTCTGTTTTGCAATCCAGTAAACCATCCGGACTTAAACACGGCATCCCCATCCTTTTCGCCGTAGGGGTCCCATTGCGTACCATGGTAGACGACAAGAGGTTCGCCGTTTTCGTCAACAACTTTGGATGATTTGTTTGCAATATTGAAAAATTTCTCTAATTTTGTGTCTGCAACAGTTCCGTTTTCAGTCACTCTCGCTCCAAGTAAGTTGGAATCCGACAAACTGACTTCGGAACTTGTTTTGTATATATCTATATCCGTTGCAAAATACGAGTGAACGCCATTGTTATTCTTCTGCATATTCACCGTAAATCTTACATAATAGATTCTCCCTTCAACATTTACTTTTCCTACATAATTGCGCACCTCTTCTGTATTGGGATGTGCCTTATGCACTGTGCCGTCGGGGCGTAGATTCCCTCCAAGACTGTCGGGACCATAATATGCGAGGATTGAATAATCAAAAATATTGGGCAATGTTGCGATTATCTTTTCCGATAATTCTCCGTCCTTTGCAATCTTTCTATATGCAGATACGAAGAACGTAACTTCCGTTCCGTCATGGACATTTTTTCCTTTGCGAAGCCCCCTAAATACATCGATCGGCAATACGCCTTCCGGCATTTTAACAAGAGGTTCCGCAGCTATATTTTTAATCCTTTTAGCTCTTTCCGCAAACTCCCAATCGCCAAACCATCCCTTGAAGTTTTCGGTACGAACCATGTCCCATTGCTCGTCATTCAGTTTTGAAGGCTTTCTATTTTGGGCCTCCTTGCTGGACATCGCCTGATTAGCATTTGCCTTTGAGAACCTTGTATGTGTGGTTATTTGTGCATCCTTGGTATCATAGATTACATAGTTGCTGCCAGCATATCTGCTGCCGTTACGTCTATCAACCGCGACCTCCATGCCCACTATTCCGGCATCGGATAAGAGCTTGGAATTTCTCTCCGCCCCTCGGTCAATGCCGGTAGAGTAATCCATCATATTGCCAAGGAGATAGTTCAGACCCCCCTCCACGTGCGACCCTTCGGTTCCATATCCGATGACGGATTTGATTTCCCTCATGTAGTCGTCACCATAGGTCTCCTTAAGCTCGTTTCCATACTGCTTCACTATCTCATCCTGGATAGCCTTGGCCTGCTTCATTGTCATAGGTTCATCCCAGTGGAGGTAATTGAATCCGTTGTCGTCAGGAATCTCGACCTCATACAGGTGGCGGGGGCCATACTTGCCAAGGTCAGACTCTTTGAATGTGTCGACATCATCCTTGGTATATCTAGAATCCTCCGTGGCAAGAAGCTCCTCCTTTGCCTCATCAAAGGTTTTGAGAGGGTCCTTGTCCATAATGTCATATATCTGAGCGGCAACGATATCCTTCGCGCTTGCATCCGCTTTGGCTGCACCAGTAGGGGTAGCCGATGATACTTCTGCATATCTTCGCCCCGTCTGCTCATTGGTGGTCACATATGTGCCCCATCCATATGCTTTGTTTCCTTCTCCGGTAGACATGAATTTGGTATCGAACTCCTTGAAGTCCGCACCGCTTCCGTGATACGTCTTAGAGTATCTAAAGTCCTCCTTTGTGAGATTCTCGGCACCCTTTGCCTCTCTTTCATTCTCTGCCTGAAGGGCTCTTTCGAACTCTGCATCAGTTTGAGTTGAGGGGTGGTAAGGCACGTCGGTATTTGAGTGTTCAAAGGTGCCCCTCTGGATGTAATCATATGTCATCCTCGCCCTCGGAGTAAGATATTTCAAAGGGCGGTCTTCCCCGGTCACCTCGGCATAGCGGACGTACTCACGAAGGAATTCGTTTATAATGTTATGCGGGTCAACCTTTTTATTGTCCCATCCGCCTCTTTCCGCGTGAGCCTTCAGCTCATTGAGTGCGTAGTCAATAGGTGATAATCCATCAGTCCTCTCACTGGGCTGGTCAAGGTTGAACTTAACGAGTCCCTGGGGTGTATCAGTGGCCGCAGTCTCCTTTATGAGCTTGATATAACCAGGATGCTCCGTAATATTTACGGGTTTTCCATTATAGGTAATCCCCTCGACATTATAGAAACGAGGGTTGACCATATACTGGCGGCATAGTTCGAGGTACTTCTCTGTGCTGTTATCATGCGCGGGGAGAGGTATCTCATTTCCGTCCTTGTCATAAACCACATCCTCTCCGGGAAGGAAATGCGGAGCCTTCTGACTGATGGTTTCACCCCTCTTTGTATACACATGGGGATACTCTACCTTCTCCTCAAAAATCGCCGCTATTGCATCCTTGTTTGCCTTCTCCGGGAATTCGATGCCACGCTCGCGCAATACTTCCTTTTTCTGCTCGGTTTTATACTCGGTTTCATTCTGCTTGGCCTGATAATTATCCCATGCCCTCATATCATACCAGTATTCCTTGCGGAGTCCGGAGGCATGGAAAGGAATGATCATATCAATCCAATCCTGGTCGAGAGCCCACTGCAATTGTGCGTCATTGACAGCCATAAACATGGTTCCGCAGTTCTCGTTTCGAAGAGCCTTTGCCGCCTCCCAGTTCATGCCCTCGAGTTCGTTCATAGTTACCGGCGTTCCGTTCTCGCCCCCATAGGCGGCCAGGCTCATGTTGATGCGATAGCCGGTCTTGCCGAATAATCTGGCAAACAATTCGCTCTTTGTATAGCAATGCCCCTTCCACCGGTTGGCATCCATATCGGCAATGAGCTGAAAATAATCTATCACATAGTCGATACGGAAGTCATTAGAAGAATGCATTCGCAGACCTCCGATGGCATTGATGTGATTCTTGTCCTTCTCGGAGACATTCATCAGATTACCGACATAAGGAAGATATCTCGCGGATAGTTTCGCACTGGTAGCGCTCTTCGCATAGGAAGTCATTTCACGCCAGATAGTGAGAGCGTCCTCGAGGGTCGGTTTGGCTTCAGCCTGGGTGTATCCGGGTATTGTCTTGCCTTCGATCTTATACCACTTCCACTCGGAGACAAATTCCTCAACGACCTTTCCGGCATCCTTATTCTGCACTCCCATACCCCTCATAACCTTCTCGGCCATCTTCTCGTCACTCAAAGAGAGCGATTTCTTGTCGATTGGTATATTGTCATCAAGCCAGGTGAGAACCGCGTTGCGGGCATCTTCATGATCCTTATAGAGTTGCTCTATCGTAGGATTATAAGCACCTTGTTTGGCCAGCTTAATCCAACGGGGGAGAACCTTATTCTTTGCGGTATCCGTCATCTTGCCGCTACCATCCTTATACATGGCATCTTCCGCCTCTTTCCGTGTCTTGGCTGCGAATACTCTGTTTCTTGCTTCAGTCCATGAGATGTAGTAATTCTTCATATCCTGGCGCTTGTTCTCGCAGTAACAGTAAGTGCAAGGAATCTCTTGGACATATGCCCTCATGAGTTCCATAAGCTGCTGGGCTTCGATTGTTTTAAGGGGTCTGCCCATGCGCTTTTCTATCTCACTAGAGATATATGCATACTGGAAGGTTCTCGGGCAAGTAAGATCAAGATCGAATGTAAATACATACTCAACATTTTCACGAAGAGGCCCCATCTTGTCAAGCTTGGGATACTTGGCGGTTGACACAATGTCCTTTATTGCCTCGTCTGCCAACACCCTATCATTGAACGCCGAGATGGCACGGATATATGATTTTTTGGCCTGATTGAGGGTCTTATGGATTGCCACCCACTCGTCAAACATTCCGTGGGAGAAACGAATATCTTCTGGGATGAAGCCATATCCTGTCTCTTCCGGGGTGAGATATCCAGTGGCATCCTTAAGGTCTGACGCCTCCTGACTCATAGCTATTCCGCCATTCATATTCATGCCCCTATCAATAAGCCCCTTGGCGGTCTCCTCAGATATATTCTCATCCTTTGCAAGGCTTGCAATCTTTTGGTTTTTCTCGTATTCTTTCTGGATTCGCTCCTGACGCGCTTCGTTGACGTCCCTTCCAGTAGTCATTGCGATAGCGCGGTCGACGTTGTCTATTTTTGAGAGCAGAGTATTGTTTTCTTCCTGGGAGTTTGTATCTTTGCTTTCAGAAACAGTGTTTTGAGGAGTAGGTGTGTCATTCCTCTTGCCAGAAATGGTCTCGCCAGTGTTCATCGTATTGTCGAGAACACTGTTTTTCTTTTCATACGATGTCAACAGCCATTTTTTATCGGCTCCGTACCAATTAAGACTTACTGTGGTAGCATATTTAGGGGAGTCAAGCTTTATTCTATTTTCGCCCCTTTTGACAATAGTAGAGTTATCAAGAATCTCTTGCAAGTTATCGAGTACCTCCGGATGGTATTTAATAAGTTTCGCAAGACCATATCCGTCACTATCTCCGGTTCCCTCTTTCCCCCAAACGAGGTCTATATCTCCAATATCCCTGTGATGTAGCGCTGCCACAGCCTGACCCTCCTTTCTCGCTTTAAGGAATTCTATTGCCCCTTTGGCATCTCCCTTAAACTGATAGAACGGCGTGCCTAAGTCCTCCTTGCTGAATCGAATACTGTCTTCTTCACCAGTAATCTTTGACATCCTCGACTCCTCACTACCGCTAACTACTTTAGTTTCAGCATCTTGCGGCTCTTCAGCCGTTTTTTTCTCGTCTTTTCGGTCCTCTGCATCTCCGTTATACTTGGCAACATAGTCCTTCATCGCCTTGTATGACTCTTCCAGGTTGACATCCCTTATGGTGTTTGCATAGGATGTCTTCAGGAGTTTGGCGATGAAGTCATCGTCAGTTCCGAAGTCGATTGTCTCGTCTCCCTTGAATACCGATTTCACCTTGTCGGCTATCTTTCCCCATAGGGATTTCTCTTGCTCCGCAGTAAGGTCTGTCGCCTGTGCCATATGTGCAAGGAATTCGTCTCCGGCTGCGGCCTCGTCGAGTCTTCCCTCATTGTAGACATCATAGAAGAAATGTCTTTGGGCCGGAGTCATCACCTTGCGGTAGACTTCTTCACAATACTTCTTGTATGCTTCCTCCCCCATAAGTTCGCGAAGCCCCTTATGAGTAAGCACTTCGTGGGTCACAACCTTGTTCAGAGCCTCCACTGATTCAACATCAGGGAGATATATATATGCCTCGCCACTGGCGGGGTTGTACCAGCCTCTGACTTGCTGACCACTCTGGATTACTTGCAATGCCCCGTTTTTCTCGGACGCCTCCAGCTTGCCAAGATTTTCAATACTGGTGATGAACTGCACCTTGTTGCCATACTTCCGGGTCATCCCGACCGCTGCATTGGCCACATCGGTATATACTGCATTACGCGGCTTGGTAGCACCATCTACTCGAGAGAAGAGCTGACCCTCTCCGGTGCGGTAGTTCTCCGCTATGGTCTTGTAGGTATTGATCTTGCCCTCAAGGGCTTTCATCTCCGCCTCCATCGCGTCCCTCTTGTCGAAGTCCATCTCTTCGTCGTAAGCGGTTCTCATCTGATCAAGTTGGGTCTGAGCGTTCTTCTCCGCAGCGGCAATGTACTTGGCGGAGTTAGCTCCGTTGTCGGCGTGCTTCTCGTCATTCCATTTCGCCCATGCTTCGGGATCATTGTTGAACAGTTCCGACTGCCTTACACTACCATCCTCATTGAGAGGAAGGGCATTGCCACGGAAGTCCTTGGGGGTGGTATCCTCCACGGTTGGTTGCGGTTCTTCGACTACCACCTGCGCGGATTCTTGCACGGGAGCCTCTGAAGTAGTCCGCTCTTCGGCCTTGGTCACCGGCTGGACCTCCACATTATTGCGGACAACAACCGATTCGTCAAGCTGCTGCTTGGTCATCTGACGTATCTTGTCTCCGCTCTCCGGGCGCTCATCAAGGATGACATCGTAAACATCGGGGTCGGAGTCAGATGGGATGATGGTTGCCGTTGCCGGTGTCCCGTCCTCCAGGGTGAGAGTAACCCTTTCGTTGATATCATAGACAGGATGCGCTTCAGCTTCCTCCTCTATTGCATCCTCGTCATTGATTCGCTTCTCGGCCTCCGCATATCCTACTGCATCCGCCGCTTCCTGTACGGTTGCCACGGGAACCGCCACCTGTTCGATCTCTCCCTTTTCATTCTGAACCGCGACATAGATATTCTGCTCGTCCTGATTGACAATGACTCCGTTGCGGCCGTCTTCGAGGGTATAAGCTTGTCCGGCTGGCATTTCCACCTTGCCAGTCATTGCGGCTTCTTTTTCGTTGGCGATGCGGTTGCCGATGGCATCGGTTGCCTCATCTATCTCTTGCTGGGGATTAATCGCAGGGGAAACCGACTCAATTTCCGCAAGTCCGATTGCTCTTGGCTGTTGGCCTTCCGCGTCTATTATCCAGAGGTCCTGGTCGGAATTAACCTTATCTATCTGACCGTCCTCGGTGTATGCCACATTGCCACGGACTACATAGACTTGTTGTCCGGCTTCGGTACCGATTGGTCTGAGCGTGATAGGATGTATCATGCCGGTGGTAGGGTTAACCCTTGTCTCCACCTGCTTGCGCACCTTGTTGGTCTCTGACTCGATTCGGTCCTGTGCCTCGCTGATCATACCGTTGAATGCGGCTTGCGCACGGAAGAATCCGAGTGCTGCGTTGTACTGCTTTCGGGTCAGTCCATCACTATCTCGAAGTTCTACCAAGAGCCTGGGGTTGAGATTCTCCACCTCGTCCTCGGTCATTCCAAGGGCCTTCGCGGCTTTCTTCCTGCGGATTTCATACTCCTTGGTCTTCTGGGCCATGACGGTGGGGTCGGTGGTATTATATCCGTTGTCGAAGGACTGGTCAACCTTATAGTTGATCTCCCCCGCCTTGAACTCGTCGTAGGTATAGTTGATGGGTTCTGTGACGGAGTTCTTATCAACTGCGATCTCTTCTTCTCCATCGAATACCAAATACTGGTCTTCTCCGGCGTTGCCAATCACCTCACATATTCTCTGATTCCCGTCCCCCTTAGTGTCTACCATTGCCAGGGTAACCTTATCATTCGCCTTCCTTATCGCATCCCTCTTCTTATTCACGGCGGTGCTTGATGCAGCACCGAGGAATGCGCCCATAGCGACTCCTCCCTTCATACCCTCGAGACCGTTATTCAGAACCTCGGCAAGGACCGGATATTCTTCGGGGCTTTGATATATCATCGGGGTAACAGTTTCAAGTCCCTCCGCCACAAATTCAGAGAGACCCTCGGCGGCAACATCTGATACATACATTTTGCCGAACTCTTTGGAAAACAACTTGCTTCCCAGATCCTTGTTGGCCTTGAGGTAGAGATTCTTGAGTTCCTCCCTTCCGGCGGGAGTATCAAGCGCCTGGGCCAATTCCTTACTCAACTGGCGCTTACTTAGTTTCGCCAGTTTCCCGGTATATGTTGAGAAGGGAATCAACTCGGAAAGGTATTCAATTGCGCTATCCGCAAGTCCAATAGATGCGGTCTGCCAGGGGGTCGCTCCGTTTGCAGACGCCTCCGCCATAGACTGCCCAGCGGTAGACGCGGTGAGCGCTCCCATGCCGATCTTGCCGATGACATTACCAGCAATAGGGTTGCCGGTAGCCATCAGTCCAATTGCCGCGGCATTAGGTATCATCTGCGGCGCAAGGTTACCCATGTATGCAGCAAATCCCTTCGTGGGAAGGTATTCCGCATTCTTCTGATTTACTTCATCAATTATCTTATCTCCCCAACTTGGGTTAGCCACAGCCTCAGAGAGTGCATTTGCCGCCTCATGAACATCTCCCCTTGACTCCTTCAGGGCCTCGAGGATTCTCTGTTCATCCGCCAATTGTTTCTTTGCAATATCGTATGCATCGCGGATGCCGTACTTCTTCGTTTTGCCATTGGACGCGGTGTACTCCTGTCCCACAAGATCGCTTGTTAATTGCTGCAACCTATGCTGGTAGTCGGCCATATAGTCTCTGCGGAGCGCTTTCTTCTCCTTGTCGGACTTGGCGTCCCATCCCTGGAATTCGCTCTGCCATCTCTTCAGGAACCAGTCTTCGTTTCCCAATTCCTCATTGGCGTTGGTCTTGGAAGACAATGTAGCCAGAGCGCTTCTCTCATCCATAGAAGATCCGGTCACGAGGTTTGCCGCCTCGCCAACCAAGCCCTTACCACCTTGATACAACTGGTCCGCCCCTTGGGCAAATGCCGGGCCGAAGCCGACGATATACTCCTGGCCATCAATCATCTTGTGTCCGCGAGGGAGGCCACCGTCTTCGTTATTGGCAGCGGTGCTGACATCTACGGGCTTCTTTACCCCCCTGGACAAGCTGTCTCGCGCGACCTTCCCCCAGTCCTCCTTGGGCTCAAACGAGCTCTCGGGCTCCTTGTTCTTCACCGAAGAACTCACTACGGGCGTAGCTGGCTGCTCTATTGCTGGCCCTTCGCCCTGGGACCTGATGGATCCCATATCGGTCTTGAATTTACCGTATTCAGGAACCTCGTATCCAACTTTCTGGAGACTGCCGTATACCTTCTTGAGATTATCCTCATTCTCCATATCTTTCTCGAACTGGTTGTATTCGGGGACGGAGTACCCCACCTTCTGGAGGTATCCCCATACTTTCTTGAGATTGTCGCTCATATATGACTTATGTTTTTATTCTACTAGTATGCGCTACCGAGACCCGTATTTCCGTTTCCCGCCCCGGCATACATGCGGAGGAGGTTTGCAGTCTCCGGATTCTGCGAGTTGGCGGTTATCACCTTGAACATCACGTCGGCGCTGGGGTATACCTTCTTGCCAGTTGCCTTCTTTATGCCATACTCATCAACATATGTCGGCACCATGTATGCCTCTCTTACATTGTCCGGGAGGGAATCGAACAGGGTGGTAATGTTGGAGTCAATGGTCTTTGTCGGGACCTTGAGCTTTTCATCGCCGATGTAGATAGGTGCATACATCTCTTTTTCCGCAGCGTCTTTCTTCAGATTGTAATTGGCCCACTGAATAGCATTAGAGGCCTTGCTGTTTTCGGCTGCAGCCTGCTGGGCGGCAATGGTAGCGTTGGTTGACTTCTCTTTAAGCTTGAGTTCTGCTTTTGCGTTTTCGTCAGCCGCCTTGTACCTCGCCTGATTATCGGCCCTGGTCTGGTTGTACTGCGATACTCCCTGTGCGAACTGCTTCAGTGCCATCTCCCTATTGAAGTTGGCATTGTCCCGGTTCTGATCCAAGTGCATTGCCTGGAGCATAAGATTATTGTACCTGTCGGAATTAATCTGACGCTCCTGGTTGAGCTTATCCCAGTACCTCCTTGTTCTGTCCGTCATAGACGTTGCCGGATTCATCGAATTCGGTGCGCCCTTGGATGTACCCCATAGGTTTGCTATCGCTCCGATAGCATCTCCAATTGCGGACATTCTCTCGTTTCTTGATTGCCGGTTCTTTTCTGCCTCCAATTCTTTAGGGGTCATCGGCTTATATGGCGAGAGCATTTGTAGCATCTCTAAATATGACTTGGGTTTCACGGGGGCACCGGCGAGCTGATTGTTCGGAGTCAGAACATTGGCCTTATCGACCATCTTTGCCGATACCACTGCGGGCTGAAGCAAGGAGCTTTCGCCTCCCGCTTCAGTTGGAGCGAGCTGGTTATTGGGGTTCTGCACAATGGCATTGGACGTCATGCCGCCTGTTGGCGCTACGGGCTGAAGCGTTGCGCCTCCTACATAGTTTTCTCCGGCCCAGGCATTGGTCGACTTGCCCCCCTTGTTAAGGATAGAATTAGATATCGCACCCATATTCTCTCCTCCTATGACTTTTTGCCGAAGATATTGTCGAGGGCCCCACTTGTCATGACATCGCTACCCGCCTGTGCCATTGATCCCGCAGCCTGTGCGAGATTGGCGGCTCTATTCGCCTCCATCTGATTGAGCTGATTCATGTAGCCATCGTTTCGTGCCTGGTAAGTCTGCTCTATGGCATTCTTCTCGGCTTCGGCGTTTGCGTTTATGTTGCTCACCGCGTTGGCGAGAGCCTGGTTGCCCGCTGCCTTCTGGGCCGCAATGGATTCCTCGGATGCTCCGCCCACTGCGGCCGCTCCTGCGGCCTGATTATTGCGGTTGAGGATTGACTGTTCGGTCATTGTGAGGAGCCTCTGGGCGTCCGCCTTCTGGGTTGCATCCTCATTATATCTGCGGTCATACCAGTCCTGGTTGGCCTGCTGCTGATTAAGTACGTTGTTTCGGATGTTCTTAGCCGCTTTCGCCCCACCAATGGCAGAGGTGATGGCACCGGCGGCTTGCATTCCAAGTCCGACAAGAGAAGATAATGCTGCCATATTGTTAATACTTATAAGTTTAGGCCAAATATGTTAATTTATCTTTGGCGTACTATTTTAAGTATTACCTATTATGGCAGTTGGAAAGAAGTATGGTGGCCGCGTTGCCGGTACCCCGAACAAGACCACAAAGACAACAAGGGAATTCGTAAGCACGCTGCTCTCCCTTTATCAGAATGATACCAAGGATGGGACCAGTCTTATGTATCAAGACTTCTTAAGTCTCGAACCTAAGGATCGAATCACGATTGCGGAGAAACTCATGCAGTACACAACACCGAAGTACGCGGCAATCGCGGTTCAGACATCCGAGGATCACAAGATAACTATAGAACAGCGCATCATGGAACTGGCCAAGGTTCCGGGTATTGATGAGCAATAGACACAATGCCCCCTTTATTCCCTCCACCCTATAAATTAAGGGGCTCGACCAATCATCTGTTTATCCTTCGTGGACGTTCTCATGCCGGGCATTAATAGCATGTGACCACGAACCCCCTCCTACCATTGCTGGCCTTTTAGGAAGCTCCTCGTCGCACCGTAATACATATTGTGGAGTCGTGGGTTGTGAGGTTGCACAGAGCCCGCACTGGCGATTCTTACGGCTCCCATGACGGGTGCTTGGATTCTCACTCGACGTTTGAGTATTTATGAGAGGTCTAACCGTGGAAAACACCTCCGTGATTGGGATTTATGTGAGGTGATTCCGCAAAAAGAATAACCCCGCACCAAGAAGGAGAAGCATGGTGCGGGGTCTCATATAGATAGCCAGTTGGTGGCAATCAATATTTCAGTATCGTTCCGTATCAGTCTCCTTTCTGGTACTAAGGCAAAGATATATATTGGGAGATTAACAAACAATACCCTTTGTAAAATAATTATCCCCGCACATCACTGCGAGGGGACAAAAGCACATGATAAACTTCACTGCATGATCAATAACCAAAATGTGAGTAGTGTAAAGTTACAACGCTCATATTACTGTGCAATAGGGCCGAACACAAAGTCTAAAATTTTCCTGTTTGCCTCGTCCACCTTCTTTCGCATATCGGTTCTGATGTAGACCTGTGTGACTCCGGACCGGCTATGCCCCAGGGCTGCAGCGATAGTATCATAGGGAATCTCTAGTTCCGCCGCAATACTCGCCCATGAATATCTCGCATAATAGGTGCTGATATCCGGGAAAAGAGGCGTGCCGGTGGCTTTCTTCCCGGGTGCGCAGTCCATGCCTACTTTCTTAAGGGCGCTATTCATATGGTGGTTGTAGTCCCTATGGCTTGAGTATTTGTCCAGGATGGAAAGCAGATGCGTTTCGCCTCGATACTTGTCAATTATTTCCATAGCTTCAGGTTCGACTTTGATGTCATAATGTCTTCCTGTCTTTAGTCGGTCATATTCAATCCTACCGTTGCGAATCTCCTTAAGCCCGGCAAGATCCCCGAGATTGATACCACAAAGGCAGAAGGTGAGTTTGAACATATCGATATACTCCCTTTGCCAGTCCTCACAGGGATAGGCGAAGAGCTGACGCAACTGCTCCACCGTCATACTGCGGTCCTTGGTTTCAGAATTCTTTATCCTGATTTTACGGAAGGGATCATTGCTGGTCAATTCGTCGTCCAGGGCATCGTTGAATATTGCATGGATCGAGCGCATATAAATGCTGGCGCTATTGACGGACACCTTGGTCAGAAGGTCATTATAGAAACCCTTCATCCAATTCTTGTCAATCTTGTCGAGAGACTTCTTGTCAAGTTGGGGGTCATACTCCATCATCTTTTTTAGGGCAAAGGAATAAATATCCCTAGTACCTTTGGATCTCCTGGTTTTCGCATAAGTCTGGTAGATGCTGACGAAGTTCTTCTTCTGGTGCGCACTTTCATCCTTCTTCTCTATTCCAGTATATCTCGCCTTGATATCCGCAGCGGTTGATGTCTCCAATTCCCCGGCAATAGACATCATATATATTATCTTGTCAACGCCAGTCTTCTTGAGATCGAGGTACTGGTTGAGGCTTTCGGCATTCGGATGGTTGATTACTTTTCCATCCCATTGGGCTACCTTAACCCTTACATCCGTAGCCAATAAGACCCTGGTATTGCGGTGCGATATAGCAATAAACACTTGCGCCGCTTCACCCCTAGTGTTTCTGCCATCCAAAAAGAAAGTAGTTTTAGCCATAAGTTTATCTTATCATTGTATTTTTCGTAAAATCAAAAGTAATTTACTCACGGATTACTCACGGATTTATGTCCCATAATGTCCCAAAATGTCCCACTTTTTTATCGTTTTTCGTAAAGATGTCGGCGGTTTTTAGGCCTCTATAAGAAAAAATTAAGGAGGCTAACTGTTTGTTCTATCGCAAGTTAGCCTCCTTGTGGGACCTAGCAGATTCGAACTGCTGACCTCTTGCGTGTGAAGCAATTTTGAATGATTCTAAATTACTATCAATCAGAAACTTACAATCGGTCAAAAATTTATACTCACGGATTACTCACGGACGGGGGGAATCCAGTAGCATCTTAATGACGTCCCGGAGCTTCTTATTCTCTTGGCGAAGGAAGGCTATCTCCGTGTCGTCCTCGTCATAGAAATAACCTACGCTTTTACCCATCTCCTTGGCGATCTGCTCCAGTAGACCGCTCTTCACATCTGATGCCTTAAGCACGGAGTGGAGAGCTTGGTCACTATTGTAGCCAAGCTTCTGGGCAAGGTCGCACAGGTTGACGTTGTGCTGGCGAAGGATTTGTTTCAGTTGATCACCAGACATCTGGGGTTGCTTTAATTAATAGGTTGATCTTTTTCTTACTGCGGCTTAGAGTCATTGTCACGCGTTGGTTCCGGTTCTTCAAAACATATTTTGAGTACCCGTCCCTTGATATGTCAGTACCGTACATCTGATGAATCTCTGATAACAATTGCCCCATGTCTTCCTTAGCCCGTTCTGAGTTTAGGATTAATGATATCCACTCTACCCTACCCGTAAAATATGAAACACATGCCTCATCAAAGGGTATCGAAAATATTGTTGAGGGATCATACAATATCGCCACCCCTGGATATATTTTACAGTCATGGCGATGCTTTAGCGATGGCACCAAAGCGAGCGAATCAACCCAAATTGGAACACCCCCAGCGACAATGGGCAAATCATTTTCTACAAAATATTCTACTTCCGCCATATGGCTACCTCGCCACCCATTTATTAAAAAGATGGTCGCAATGAACGCAACAAGTACACCCAAAGTAATTATTGTTCCTTTATGTTTAGGCTGTCTCTCTGTCATAACCTTATCTGCTTAATAGAATTTGTATAGTCCTTTCCTTTTCCTCGAGAAGTTTTTCGAGCATCTTTACTTTCTCCTCCAGGGCAGAAACATCCGCTCCGGCCACCTGAGTGTTATTACTGGAATTATTTCCAATTCGCTGCTGAATAAGTGGCGCATCAGCCAACAAGGACCTGGTATCCCATCCCATATCGTTATTGAGTAACTTGTCTACATACTTTATAGACAAGTCGCATCTCCCATTCTCAACGTGAGACAAGTATTGCTTAGATACGTCTAGGTAGCGAGCCAATGTTATCTGCATCAGTTCGTTATCCTCTCGGAATTGCTTCAAGTCTACCATACTTACTATACTTTAATTAAAAAATCTATAAAATAGCAGACAAAATATTTGGAAGTATAGTATACTTTGTCTACATTTGCATCGGAATCAAGAATGAAAGGCTATTCGGAACTCGATTCCAACAAAAGTATTGGAAATGCAAAGTAAGGAAGAAAAAATTGTAGACACAAGAAATTTCGCTGAAATCTGCGAAAGTCTACCTGCGCAGAAGCGCAAGGAGCTCATTAGCAACATCTGCGCTGACCTGATTATGTGTGAGAGAGCCGTCCGCAATTGGATGAACGGCCGCACCAAACCAGCCACCTGGCCCCAGCGCGAGAAGCTCGTCAGAACTATCAAGAGAATTATTGGTATCCGAACAACCCCGGAAACCCTTTTCTCATGATCATCATCCCCGAAATAGGTTACTCCCCTACCCAGGCTGCAAGATTCCTTGGCGTAAGCACTAAGACGGTCTATAGGGCTATGGATACCAATAGGTTAAAGTGGCTCCCGAGGGTCAGCAAGAAAGGGAAAGTCATCCTTGGAAGAGACATTATCAAATTCTCTAAATCATAACCAATCATGAGTAAGTTAACTGACACCCAGAAGGTCATCACCCTTCTTCGTAGCGGATGCACAGTCAACGACCGCGAATGTGCCATCTTCCACCACATCTTCTTCGCTCACCAGCGTATCGCCGAACTCCGGGCAAGAGGTTGGACAATAGACAATGTGTACGACAGCCGTCACAAACTTATCACCTACAAGCTCATTGCGGAACCGCAGCCAGTCACAGTAGACTCATTCCTTCAATTCCTAGAAGAACATTCTAACATACCTCAGATATGAAAAAGATAAAGAACATCCTGCTTGCCCTCATAGCAATCATTGGCGGCACGTTAATTATCACCGAGGCATTTGGCCCGCATATGTACTGGGTCAATGCAATCTACCTCTGCTGCATTCTTCCGGCCTGTATAGGCTGCAGTGATATATGCGAGACAATGAGACCGGATCTCTATGGATGCAAGAAGAATTCAAAAGAAAATGATCGCTAAGGCTGAAGAGTTGGGAATTGCGTCACGCTGGTCGCCTCCGAGTTTGGAAGAGATAGAATGGATTGAGACAAATGAGGGCAAAGGTACACCGTGGCCAGATACGGTTTCCGGAGTGTGGAGAGAGATGGAGTTGAAGAGGCTTAGACGCAATTCCTTTCAGCCATATTACATAAAGAAACAACTGGGCAAGTAACTCAACGGTGCGGAAGAGTCCGATAATCTGCATGCAAGCAGTCGGGGATGGGGGTTCGAATCCTCCCTTGCTCTCCAATGACTAATCAATAATCATATGTGCGAATTCAGAACACTAACAAAAGATGACGTGGAGCTCAGAGCCTCACGTTCATGGATGACCAAGGGAGGTTGTGCATACTGTTCCTTCCTTATCTACAAAGACGCCAGGGTAGATCGCAGCATCCTCAACGAAACAGTCGGAAGGTTCGGATGGCAGAGCGAGTTTGTCCTCGTTAATGGCAATCTATTCTGCAAGGTGAGCATCAAGAACCCAGAGGGGCAGTGGATTACCAAGATGGACGTAGGTACCGAATCTAACACCGAAAAGGAGAAGGGTCAGGCATCTGATGCATTCAAGAGGGCGTGTTTCGCATGGGGTATAGGGGAAGAGCTTTATTCCTCCCCCAGTGTCGAAATCCAACTCTATACTGACGAGTATTCAAGCGGCCAGGAAACTGACAAGTACGGCAATCCCAAGATCTTTCCCAAAACTGACAATTTCTATGTAGCCAGAATGGATGTAGACGATAAGACCAGGAAGATAACAGCCCTTGATATTGCGGATCGTGGCTCCACTAACCGCCCGGCTAGGATAAGGTTCCACTGGACCTCCAAGCCCTCTTTGTCAATGATTACAAAGGATGACTTCGACGACTATATGGACGGTAATATAACTGATTCGGTCCTTGACGAAAAATACTACATCACCCCTGATGGCTGGGACCAGCTCCATGAAAGATTCAAGAAACTCAACAAATAAACATCAATAACCAACATTATGGCAAGTATTTACACAATGGTAGAAAACCACTTCGCAGAGCTTGATAAAGCTTATGACGAAATCCAGTCTCTCCGCGAGACTATCGAAGAGAAGATAGCGGACAACGGGGGCGAGTTCACACCCGAAATAGAATTGCTACAGAATGATTTGGAGGATAAAGAATCCTTCTTTGACGACATGCAGAAGGCTGCAGCGGAAGAGGCGATTGACATGGTTGACGACTACGGCAAATGGCTGAAAAACCTTGACAGCGATATTGCCGGGCTCAAGGCGGAAGAGGCTCGTATGGCCAAGCGTAGACGCTCTAAGGAACGCAAGCGAGACTGGGTCAAAGGAAATATCATCTGCGGCATGAATGCGGCCGACAAGTCAAAGATTTCCGGCCAACTCTTCACTGCATCCATCCGCAATACATCATCTGTAGAGGTGGATGAAAAGGCCGCTCTTGCGCCATATAAGAACCTCATCGATGTATTCGCAAAGAAGTTCCCCGTATGGTTGTCCTGGGTGCCCAAGTTCAACAAGACACTTGCAAAGTCAGCGGAAAATCTCCCCGAGGGATTCTCAATAGTGAGCAATCAATCTTTATCATTCAAGTAATATGGCAGCTTTCAACAAATGTATGTTCATTGGCAATGTAGGCCAAGATCCCAGTGTCCACCAGTTCGATAACGGCAGCGTGGCTAATTTCTCCCTTGCGGTCACCGAGAAGTATACTGATCGCAACGGCCAGTCCCAGGAGCGCACCGAGTGGGTGTCCATCCAAGCAAGCGGAAAACTCGTTGATGTTATCTCCCAGTACGTGAGCAAGGGCACAACCCTGTTCTGCGAAACCAAGATGAGAACCCGTAAGTACACTGACCAGAACGGAGTCGAGCGTAGTATCACCGAGTTCCTGCTCAACTCTATGCAGATCCTCTCGCACCCTCAGAACCAGCCGCAGAATCAGCCTCAGCAAGGTTATGCCCAACCCTCTTATCAGGCTCCCGTTCAGCCTCAGACCAGCGATCCCTATGCCCCCGGGTATCAGCCGCAAGGTGTGATGGCGCGCGCTCGTCAGCAACAGGCTCAGTCAGCCCAAAGACAGCAGAATTATCCGCCCCAGCAGCAGTATAGCGGATCCCTTGAGCCACAGGTAGACGATCTCCCTTTCTGACCCCATGCAAGGCAGTGTACTAGAGAATATAAAGCACCTCGAAGCACAGGCCGACCAGTTGATTGGTCTGTGCGAGGGGATGCCAGTCAACGAACCCTCCGGAACCCTTGACTATATACGGACGATTGTCTCCGCCCTGGCGGACAATGGGAGGGCACTAGCATACGCAACGAAGATCCTACGGGAGGAGAAGGCTACCGCTCTTGCCGCAGTCAAGGCCGAGGAGCCCAGAGCCGGTGCTACCGAAATCAAGGTGTATGTCGAAGGTAGGTGCAGTTATATCATGTATGTAGTTGACCTCCTGGAAGAGACTGGTAATGTGTTATCTAAAGCTCTTGATGGGGCAAGGACGGCAATCTCTTACGCCAAGACCGAGCTTAACAATATCAGTTATATGGAGGGCTAGAAATGAACGGATGGATTAAGATTAATAGAAGGATAGTTGACTGGGAATGGTTCGATAATCCGTTGATGGTTAAAGCCTGGATATGGATGCTGATAAATGCCCGGTCCGATGATGGAAGATGGCAGGGCGTAGATGTGAAGCGGGGCCAGATCATAACATCATTCTCATCGCTGGCTAAAAACCTAGGGGCAAGCGAAAAGCAAATAAGGGGCATACTAGAAAGGCTAAAAAGGACGGGCGAAGTGGCACTCAAGTCAAGCAATAGGTACACCATTATAACTATCAGTAAATATGATACTTATCAAATCACCGAAATAGATGACATAGGCAAGGAAGGGCAAGCGGAAGGGCAAACCGAGGGCGAACAAAGGGCAAACAAAGGGCACGCCGATGGGCAACAATGTAAGAATAAAGAAATAAAGAAAGATAATATATCTAAAGATATATCATCCAAAGAAAGTTCAAGTCCTTATGGAGAGGTGCATTTTCGGTCTGATCTCGAGGCTCTCGGAGTTACTCATCAAACAGCCATTGATTGGATAGCATGCCGCAAGGGAAAAAGGATGCCTTTCACAGTTACCGCTCTCACCAAGACCAAGAGAGAACTGGAGAAGATTCCAGATAAAACCCCAGAGGAATTGATCAGATATGCAGCGGAAAGAGGATGGGGAGGTTTTGAAGCAAGGTATTTTATTGAATCAATATCACGAACTCAACAGTATGGACCTAATCAACGATATACTCCAAGCGGCAAGGACATCCTTGGAGACGGAAATTACGAATCAACGATATAGGCTCGGAATCAGTAAAGACCAGGCCAGTGTGCTAATATCCTCCGCATACAGAAGAGCGGTTGCTAAAAGGGGAATCCTCATTCAGATAGACGATAATCTCATGAAGCGCATAGACTCAGTGGCGGAATGGCTGACGGGGCAACATAAGCCCGGACTCCTGCTCTATGGCGGTGTCGGTAATGGCAAGTCTACCTTGGTGTTGTCGGTGGCCGAAGCCCTTGTGGCTATAGAATCTGCGATGAAGGACTGGGAGAATGACACATCCCACTGGGCTAGCGCATCAGTCCAGACAAGGTGCCCGGCCAGGTCGATTGTCACGACCGCATCCCCCATAATCAATACCGCAACCGAGCTGTCCAAGATGGCCGGAGAAAACGAGAAAGCATACGCCGCTATCAAGGCCTGTCCTTTCCTGATCCTGGACGATATGGGATGCGAGCCGTCCGCCATCAAGATCTACGGCAATGAACTATCCCCAGTGTCCGACACTCTGTACTGGCGCTATGATAGGCAGTTACCGACAATGATCACCACCAACATGGACAAGTCCGGCATCAGAGAATACTATGGCCCTAGGATAGCGGACCGAATCGAAGAGATGTGTGACTGCATCGGATTCAACCAAAAATCTTATAGAAAATAACCAAAATGAACAAGCAAGTATCATATCAGTATGTAGTCCGAAGGAATGGGCTCTACATTACTGCCATCCCTATGGATAACAGACAGATCGAATCCTACATCCGTAGGAACATCATCCCGGCAAGCGCCCTTCAGTCATGGATAGACGAGGACGGAGATGAGAAATTTGGAGCCAAGAATTTTGATCCCAATCTCTCCTTTACCGAACTTCTTATGGAGGTAAGCAAACTAGGTTTCACCTTTGAACAAACGAAGTGCAATGGATAATATACTGATACTTACAAATGACGAGAGCAAACGATGCTCCCGCTGCGGGAAGGAGCTTCCGGTAAGCCACTATCATAAAAGCTCAAGGAGCAAAGATGGATACCAGTCCTGGTGCATCGAATGCAAGAGGGAGTATAATCACGGGCGCTCACTGTTCCGTACCGCACGGAGATTGAGCATTCATCACCAGAGCATATCGTCCATCATTGGAGGATTAGGAGATAGAACCAGAGGAGAGTTAACCGATACAAGGTTGGTTTTCGAGGAAGCGCTTAAAATTGTCGAGCAACATATTCAGAAAAAAGCATGACAACAGCACAATACATATTCATGGGAATCGGCGTCATCGCATCCATGCTCCTTCTCCTGTTTGCATTGTTCTCCCTGGTATCGTTGCTATACAATCTTCAAAAGATGCGCGAAGCCCACAGGGCGATGGCGCAGTATTACAACGAGCTATACGGCAATGTATCGCAAACTGATAGTCAAGATAAAAGGTAATGCCAATGCGGAATCCTGGATGCAGCAAGTTCTTAGGTATGAAAAATCCAACGGGGTCGTCGGCGGAAGCAAGTACCAGTGCAACGGATCAATGTACAAGGTAATGATTTACGGGGACTTCAATGAAGGGACTTACGCAAGGATTCTAGGAGGCAAAAAAGATTTGAACAAATGAAACCAGTAACATTTAATATAAACGGAAAGGAGTGCATTGCACTCATTAGAAAACTCATGGAGCTCGAATGCGGTAGGCTGATGGGTGTAGACGATGAGGATATCCGTAAGATTGCCGCTTCTGGCGTATCAAGGTCCGGGCAGTATAAGCTCTATGGAAATTCCATAGTGGTTGATGTGTTATACCACCTATTCAGAAAGCTCTTGGTGGAGCAAGGAAATGATTCGGAGCAGTTGTCCATATTCGACTTTTGTGCGGATAACGCAACATGTGAGTATAATCATGAGCACCCTCTTCGCGTAGTAACCTTGTGCAGTGGATACGACAGTCAGTGCCTTGCGTTTGAGAGACTTAAAAGGGATTTCCCTCCTTTCGACTACGAGCTGGTGGCGTGGAGCGAATTTGATCCCGAGACACCCAATGTTCCCCTTGAGAAGCAGCCCGCCGTCATCGCCCACAACGCTCTGTTCCCACAGTGGTCCGACAGGAATCTTGGCGATATGACTAAGATAGACTGGCATAAAGTGCCCGACTTTGATATGCTTTTTTATTCTACTCCTTGCCAGTCAATATCACAGACCGGATTGCAGCACGGATTTGTCGAAGGAAGCAACACAAGATCTTCCATCATCTGGAATGTTCGTGACGCCCTGATGATAAAGAAGCCGAGGTTTGCTTGCTTGGAAAATGTGGCCGCGATGGTAAGCCAAAAGTTTCTACCAATGTTTAACCTATGGAGAAATACAGTGAGAGAGATTGGCTACTCTAACTTCGCCCAAGTCCTCAATGCGAAAGACTATGGCGTTCCGCAGAACCGAGAGAGGATATTTCTTATGAGTATTATGGCCCCCGAGGGTGAAGTTCACTACAATTTCCCGGAGCCTATGCCTCTAACCAAGAAGCTCAATGATGTTCTGGAGGACAGTGCCGATGTGAAGTATTATCTCAACCCCAATAGGGTAAACCAATTCATCAAAGACAATCTCGTGAAGATTCAGACCTATGCGGAGAATAGCAATGAGAAGATAGAGCCGCTGCCTCAACATCTGAAGGAATGGCTGGAGTCTTTCCCTGAAGAAGACTTGTCTGATAATGAGATACAGAATGCTCTCAATGAGAGGGCAGATGAGCTGGAGACAGGAGTAGTAGGAGACTTGTTTGACAATCCGCTTGCCAAATGATAATCCCGTTAAATGTCCAAGAGGGCGTATTCCATTGCCCGCTGACGTCCCATCCACAAGGATTTTCAGATATCCTCCCAGGATTTAAGGAGAGATGTAATAAGGAGGGGGGGTCTTAATGATATTCGAATATGAAGGTGCCCATACTAACTGAAGATGGCGGGGCGGCAAGGTCCTTAAGGAGTAATTGCACACAGCCTGTATTGCAACTCGTTGATAGGGGGGGGCAGAATTTATACACTTGCGTTTTAATGGTATTCGAGCATGAAAATTCCGATTAATACAACCGAGGGTAATGCATTCGCAATACGAACTGGATACGAAAGGCATGCATATCTGAACGGGATGACAAGGGGGGGGGATTTTATCCGGCAACAGGAGCAATAATGATATATGAAGCAGATAGACCGAATAGGGGCAGCTCTTCTGAAGGGATTTGAGATAGGGGGGGGGCAAAGAGTGATGCTTGACGCTTATAACCAAGCCGCTACAAAGGACATTGCGGTGACGGTAACAACAAGAATCGCTGGCTGCAATCATTACTGGATAATGGAAACATATGGAATTGAGACCAACGCAAATAGGTAACATTTACGGAGGCGACCGTGGCACCGGGTTCGCCGGGAATGTATGGTCGAGGCATGGAGTATCGCCGGCGCTCACTACAATGGGGGGGGCAACCGACAGCCAATGATAATGGAAACATATGAAATTGTGGATAGAAAGAAATGAAATTACTGATAAACT